CTAGTTAATTTGCAATTGGTTCCCTGGATAAATCGCACTGTAGATTGACTTCCCGTTTCGACTGGCCAGCGTGTATACGCCTATGCCGTTCCGTTGAGCAATCGCCCACCATGAATCACCGTACCTGACTGTATAATACGTGTGAGAATAACCAGCTTTAGAATACCACTTGCCAATTACCAGTAATATCAGTTTCACAGTAGTGAGTATTAAAGTTGCACGATTTCTCATGTATTCCTATGATAATAACGGAACCTAGTAATAATCTGGTTTCCTCTTTCGCTAAGATACTTTTTCTTATGTATTAGCCGTCTGTCCTTACAGCAGGCGGTTTTTTACGCAAAAAATCCCCCACGCCGAAACGCAGGGGATTAGCAGATTCAATATTTAATTATACTACTTTTCTCCTGATTATGAGGCGGATCCTGAAGTTGTTTCAGTGTCAGATGCTGCAGAACTATTCACTACAGCGGCTGTGGACGCCGGCCCTTGCACTTCATCAGCAACCTTATTAGCCGTTGCTTCGACTTGGGTTTTCTCATCACTGTCAACCGTTGGTGCCGGCACTGTTTGAACGTCAGTAATAACACCCAGCATACCCAGGATTGTTAATACAGTATTAATAACGGCGACAATGGCTGACCAGTCACCAGTAAATTTAATGCCAAACATGGCTAAGACTTGTTGAATCAAAACGATTAGCAAGGAAATAATCCCAGCAATCAACTTACCATTTAAACTTCCGTCGGCATTCTTAAAACTAATTTTTTTCATTTCCTTTGGCTTCCTTTTCATATAGATGTTTAAATTCAATGTCATGACCATCTAATCGGCCTTCTACCTTAATGACCCGATTTTCAATAGCGTTCATTGTGTCGGCATTTTGCTGTCGTACTTTTAAACTTTCATCGGTAAACCGGCTAAGGCGCTTACCTAAGTCGTTAAGTGGAATACGAACCGTTTTATTTAAAATCCAATTAGCTAATACACAAATACTAGTGACAATGGCAACAATCGATCCCCATTCATCCCAGCCTAATCCTAATAGTGTATGCAATTACCGCACCACCAATCGCTGACCAGGATAGATAGTGGTGTAAATCGTCTTGCCATTCTGATTAGCTAATGCAGTCATACTTAATCCGTTCCGTTGAGCGATTACCCACCAACTGTCACCAGACTTGACTGTGTAATACGTGTGAGCGGCACCACTTTTTACATATTCCAGCGTATTGCTTGCCGGGCCAGTTGCTAGATATCCATAACCATTAAAACGTGGCTGACGAACCCAACGATAACCACCTTGAATAATAGCTTGATCAGTTTTTATCGTAGTGCCTGCTGATAAGCTAGTGATAACACTTGATGAAGTCGAGGCGCCAGTGCGTAGCTTAACCGCAGTCTTGAGCGTGTAAGTCTTTGTTTCCTTGACCCACTTGGCTGACGTAGCTGGCTTGGAAGTGTTTTTGTTGGCTTCCTGGTTGTTGGTCTTAACCGCATCTTTATCGGTCGGTTTGACCGTTGATTTCTGACCAGCTGTGTAATAATCAGTATAAAGTTGACTGACGTCAAAGCCACCGTAACTAATCCGGAAATGGGCTGCCCCGGACCATTGCCAGGCATTGTTATTCGTATACCATTGCTTGCCAGCTGGCACAAACGGATAGCCAGCAATCCAACCTGTTTTGCCCTTGATGGTCATCTTGTTGTTAGCCCACGATCCAGACGTATAAATGTCGGCCCGGTAGCCAAACTTCTGAATCTCTTGCATGAAGGCCGCGTTATTGTGATCATTGGTCGCTTGGGACAAGTTGCCCTGCTCTTCGGCCTCCACGTCCGTTGCCAATACTGCGCCCACCGGTAACCCGGCCGCTTTAGCTGTTTGACCAGCATACTCAGCTTCGGCAATGGCCTGGGCCTTAGTCGTATAATGGGCAAAATGATAGCCGTTGACGTATAAGCCAGCCGCTTGACCATTAGCGATATTGCTAGCAGCATAGCCATCTTTGAAGGTTGTACCTTCACTAATCTTTACGGTAAGGGCCTTAACGCCAAATTCATTACGCATCGAAACGTATTCGGCGGTGCTCATGTAGCTGTTGTTATTCGACACATCGACCATATCCATGCGAGCGGCGTTGGCATTTAGCCCTAAAAAAAGAGCTGCCATGGTGGCCGCTCCTGTCAGTGCTAGTTTACTTTTGAGTTTCACTCTTATCATCTCCCGTTATTCAGTGGCTGGCGCCACGTAGTCCTCACCAGTGATTTCTTTGTACTGCTCAGCTGTCAAACCTGACCCTACAAACACTTTGTAGTAGCTAGCGTCATTTTGACCCCAAGATTTAAATAGTTGGCATTTGTCATAAACAGTCATTATTCAGCACTCCCTTTACTTAAAGTTGCAATCTTTGCTTCTTGATTCATAACCAATTTTTTCAACTGAACAATATCCATTTCCTGTTGCATCAATAATTGTTGTTCAGCCGTTGGTGTTACTGACACTGGCACTGGCTGGTTATTCTCCCACTCTGCTTGAGAAACACCGACCCAATCAGTGCCCGTCCAAGTCAGTGGATCAAGCAGTCCAGCCTGTGGTTGGACAAAGGTTGCGTTAGCTGGCAGATCGGCAGTATCACTGACAATACCAATACGGGTTAACTGCTTAGATGTCTGATCGTAATAGAATACTTGCTTCATTTTATCGCCTCCTTAATTGATAACAATGCCGTCAAAATGAACCGCATTGGTTACAGCACCACTCACACTGACCAGCCAAAAGTCGCCCTTACTAGTGAGCGTTCCAATGGCGTAATTCCCACCAGCTTGTCCGAGAATGAAGACCTTATCATCGCCGCCGAAGTCAGCAATGCTATCAACGGCAATGGTGGCAGCTTTAACTGGCTGGGCGTTTGAGAAATTGTTTGGTACAACAAACCCTTTGAGGTAAATTCCTGATGCCGTTACTTTGTAATACAACCTACCAGTGATAGGGGCATACGTAGTTGCTGTCAACCAACCAGTATCGCTATTCAACGAATCTAAATTCTTATTCATATCGGTTGCCCAAGTGCTTGATAATGGGTCAATTGTAATTAATTTTGAAGCCATAGTTATTTCCTCCTTAATTTTCAGTGAATATCGTGTTCAAACATTGAACGCCAATGGTCGCCGCACTACCACTTGATAAATAAACCCACTTACCTGTTGATGATAGGTTGACGGTTGCCTTAGTCACATCAAAATCGGGTAAAAGCTGTTTTAATTGCGCAAGCGAAAATTCAAACACTACGGTGTGGTTTCCCTTGACATCGGCTGTTAACTTTAATGCGAAGACATCTGGGACGCCATAGCATGGCTGTTCTTGTGGAATACCAGCCCCTCCGTAATACCCATAAGCAACGAAACGTGGCAAGTCATTGCCAGCTAAATGTTCAACACTAAATGGCACCTGCAAACCATTTAAGTCGGTCGTCGCCAAAGTTTCAGTCGTGACAACGTTGTTGTGAGCAAGTTGGTCCTTAAAGGTATCAGTCGTGATCAAATTTTTGGCTTCGATTTGTTTTTGTAGTGAGTTGAAACTTGCTTGTAACGTGTTATACTGCTCAGTTAAAGTGTTCTTAGCCGCTGTTAAGGTCGTGTAATTATCACTCCATTCCTTAACAGCATCACTAAACTTCTGGCGCCATTCATCAAGTAATTTTTGATTGCTTTTTTCAAATTCTTGTGACTGATTATTAATCGCATTAAATTCATCGTTAAACTTCTGCTTCCACTCATCTAACAATGCTTGACAATCAATACCAGTTTGCCTTAATTTGGCCTCTGCCTGATTCATAATGTCTTCAATTGGTGTAATATAATCCGCTGGGATTAAGCCAGATATAACTTTGTCAGCCAGCACTGTCATGTCAAATTCTAGGGTGGCAACGCTGTCGCCATCACGCATGATACGAAAAAACGCCTGCACATAGCTACCAGCTATGGCAAACGCTTGTTTTGGCATATCGAATCTAAACTGTCCCGTTAGCGGGTCTAAAATGACACCATCCCAATTATCATAAATACGAGTTGTTTTATCGGGTAACAAGCCCTCAAAGACAATATTGCAACCCGTCAAATTAAATGGCGTCCGATCGTCATTTAGCATATTAACAAACACTTGCCGCATGGCGTTTTCATACTGACGAGCCTGAACCCAATTTGAGGTACTTTTAGCAAAATCGATTTTAAAATTTTGAATATCTTTAACTAAATCCCGGCGATCCTCGCCGATGATAAAAGTTAATTCCATTTAAATCACTCCTTTTTACGAGTTGCCAACATCGGTGCCGTTAATCTGAATCCAATGCCCCCACACAGCCGGTGCCCCAGATTTCTGTCGAAAATACATCTCACTGGCATTGGTATATAAATGTTGCGTGATGACATCACCAAATTCCTCTTGATCGAGGGTGCCATACCGTTCGAACCCTTGAATTGTCTTGGGACCATTCTTCCAAGCCAGCATGCCACCAAAGCCATAGTGACCAGAAGTATTGAGAATGTTTAAGTCAACATTAGCCACATCCAGTTCTTCGACCACGGTGGCAATATCTTCGTTGGCTAAGCGATATTCGTGTTCAAAGCTCCCCGATTCAAACATCACGTTGCTAATGGTATATGTCGCAGCACTGTTATCAAGGGTGAACCTTAGTCGGTCACCAGCAATCACATCACGTGGTACTAGCAACACGACGGAAACATGTTGTTTCCCATTAATAAACTGCTGGTCAAAAGCATAAGCCGACCAAGCACCACCACCCAAAAAGCCAACAAACAGCTGGCCATTATCAGCCTGTTGCACGTCAAGGTCAAAGGTCAAGCGAGTCACGGTGCCTTGCTTTAAGGCACCTAAAATGCGGTTCGACAAATCGTATTCAGCCACAATTTGACCAGTCTTATTTTGACCAGTAAACGTAAATGGCTGATTACTACCAATGACATAGTTAACGCCGCCTTTAGTGGAGTCTTCGAACGCGCCGACGATGCGATAAGGTGCCGCTGGGTTATTCAGCCAGCTGTCATCAGAGCCATAAGTCATTAAGGTTACTGGTCGATCATAGTCCGCTAATGTCCATGATGGGGCACCGTTAGGCGCATAGAAAGCCTCATTGCGATTGATAACAATCTTAGAACCAGAACTGTCCAAAATAATGAAGTGAATTTTAGAAACCCCTTCGTTATTAGCCATGTGCAAGTTAACGACAGCCTTAAAGCCACTTTTCTGCCCATAGGGCACGTAGTAATAATATTCCAGCCCTTGTCTTGGATAGAGGTCATTAACCCCATCTTTGAGCGGTACCATTGGCAATGACGTCCGAAAGTTAGCGACACCACTGGCTAATGTGGCTGGGCTATAGTAAGCAATAGCCTTTTGCACAATGTCACTGGGCTGTTGATTTTGTTGGTCCAATGGCAGAACTGTGAAGTGTTGTGTTCGGGAACCGTCACTAGCGGTCACTGACTGTTCGTTTTGCCAATGAACACCTTCCGCAGACTCCATGCGCCAACTCGTATATGTTTCGAAGCCATCAGCATAACAGTATAGCCGCCCGTCAGCGACAATCAGCGACGGGCCTTCGCAATGTTGGGTAAAGGGAATATCAGTGACATAGTTAAACGGCCCTTCAAACTGATCTGCTTGATAGAGCTGAATCTTGGGGCTATAATCGGCCAGTCCGTAGTGATAACCATACTTCATCGCTAGCCACCACTTGCCATTGTAATAGGTAGCGGTTGGGTCAATATTATTCTCGTACTCATTATGACTGCGATAGGTCATCTTGTGCCAAGGCGTAAATTTAAGCGTGTCAGTATCAAGACAACATTGATAAATGCAGTAATCAGAACCACTATTCCAGAAGCCGTTAGTGCCACCAGTGCCCATTAAATGGAGCTTATTACCATCGACAACCCACTCTGGGGCCCAATTAACTTGTCCTGGAATAATTTCAGGTAGCTCAAGCTTAGTAAAGTTAATTAGGTCTTCGGAATAGCAAGCCCCCCAAGTATAAGCCAACCAAAACTTACCATTAAACCAAGTAATGCTGGGGTCCCGAATGGTGCCCACGGCTTCAACCTTAGATTTGTTAATCGGATTAAAAGTTAAGTAATCGTTTGTCCAATACAAGTCAAGCGAATTAAAATTATTGCCACCAAAGGCTGAGACAATTGCTTTAAATTGGTAAGGTTGTGCAATCGTATATTGCCCAGTTTGGTAATCCTGTAGAACCGTCCGCAGGGCAACTTTAATGGCTTCAGAATCAGTCCCCATGATAATCCGGTTAATCCGGGCAGTAAGTTCTTGAGCCTGTTGTTTCAAGCGATTCACAGTTACTTGATCTTGTGCTGACAGTTTCCCATCGACGCTTGTATTTATATTTGTTGTCAGCGTGCTCAGTTGCTGGTTAATGTTGCCCTGATATGTTAGCAGCTCATTCAAAACTTCTTGAGTCGTGGCGAAATTCGAAATGAGCAGATTACGGAATGGTGCGTCATTAACTGAAGACAGTTCATTCGTTGCCAGTTGTATTGCCATCTTCTTCCTCCTTTTTTGCTTTTTGCCAGATGACTTTCCCATCATTATCAATGCTAGGTACCCATGCAGTACCATCTGGTGACGTCAACTGCCCAATTAAACTTAGTCGTTGGTCCAAGTCATCACTAGTAACTAACTCTGGTTTATTGGCAATCTTCTCCCAGCTAATTGGAAACTGCATTGAAAGGATATTAATAGCCTGTTGCACCGTCATCTTATCCATTCGCGGCACCACCCAATGCATTAAGTCTTGCTAGTGTACTCGTGTCAGTAATCAAATCATTGCCATCTACAGCATCAAGTCCGGCTTTTAATTGCTCAATCTGTTTACCAGAATCATTATGTGCAGTCTGCAATCCCGCGGTGATTTGCGTAAAGCTTTTGGTCATATTGCCAAAGGTTACGCTTGTCGTCGCTGGGTTAACCAAATCAATCACGGTTTCACTGATTCGAGTTTCAACATCAACACCATTACGATCCCGAATATAGCCGTAATTCCCAACCTCACTGTTATTAATCATTCCAGGTACCGAGTTAGTCTTGAAATCATTCAATGTCGCAGTTCGTTTAATCAACGGCACATCTTGTAATTTTGATTTCAAATATGCCAATAGGGAATCACTATTCGTGAACCGCTCATCAGAAATTGGTTCTGCGTCAATTACACCCCACGTTATTGCGTTAGGACTCGTGTACTCAGCAGTAGCCAATGGCTTTTCCTTGTCGTCTAACTTACCTGTACCTTTAATATGAGTTGCAATCGTCGTGTAATCACTCTCATCTGTCAACGAGCTTAGATTCAATCCATCTAACCAAACGAAAGCATCACGCTTACCAACTTGTTTATAAATATCAATGTGCTTGCCCGTACTAGTCCATTCGAAATTGAAGTCTGACATCAAAGTGTTTAGGAATAAATCAAACGCTAAGCCAGTACCAAAATCTTCAGAGAAATCATAATGATCGAAAACATCATGAATCGTATACGTAAAACCAGTGCCTTCAGTAATTAGCTGCATGCAGCTATCGAGCGACTGAGATCCCTTTATACTCTTTTCAACGTAATGGTCGTTTAAATCGTGCACAGAACCTAGAAACGTTGCTTTGACATTACGACTACCACCAATGTTAGATCCATTCATGGTCTGAATACGATAAGCTTCGCCACTATCAGAATCCAGCAAGAGAGTGCGTGGTTGCAACATGCCCACAGCAGACGCGTTAGTACCCGTGTTAATGAACGTCAATTCCAGTTGCGCCACCTGATTCACAGTTTCAGTCAGTTGTGCTGAAATTGGGATAACTGGTAGTTCGTTACCTGTTACATCACGTAAATAAAACACTTTCACACCTCCTAAACGTAATAGCGTGTATCAAACTCCAACTCATAATTCGTTGCACCCGCTACCAGTAATTCATTAATTCCTTTGACGTAATCTAAATAGGCATGATTCCCCTTGCTGTAGACATTTACGCCATCCACAACTGGAACCATGCCATATAAAATTAGAGTTTGGGATTTCTTCAACGCTTGATTTAACTGAAACACTTGTCCCGTAGTTTTGTTAGTAATCGATAATTGACTAGCAACATCTCCATGGAAGGTTAATGTTGCCGTCTTGCCATCAGCCATCAACGGAATTGAACCACCAACAAACACCTTTACATCACTTTGATTGGTGAAACGATACGGTGGTAAACATGTAAACGGAATATCAAACCCTAACGGAATATTCTCTTTCATGTTATTAGTAGTATTAATCGTCTCACCAAATCCACCGGTAACAACTAAATTAACTGTGATATCCTCCGTCATAATAGGTGACGCTTCATAAGGGTCTACATTAAAACCATCATCTGCGTGAACCGGCCAACGAATTGACGGAATAACACTGCTAACGACATAAAAGTCCTCGTATCCACGAAACAAGTCAAACAGCTTTAACCGCATTAGTTCTTGGTCAACTGAATCAATTGTTTTGACGTCAAAAACTAGCGGGACTTTTCGTTCACTCGTGTGCGTTTCAGATGAAGCTACATGGTACTTGCCAACTGGCGTATACGTTCGAGTGAACGTCGGTGCAGGTGGTGAAAACTTTTCTACTTGAATACCCAAATCAGATAGCCAGTAATTACTGCCATCCTGTTGAATTACTTGAATATCTAACTCCATCTATTTACCTCCTCTCGCTCGATCAATGACAACATCTTGGCCTAGAGCCAGCTTAATTAACGGATACTGCGCATTAAAAAGGACGCCGTTATCTAGGTTGGCAGTGATGTTAACTGTCTTGCTAGTAATTGCGTCCACTAATGACTTGACCATGCCTAATACCTCAGCAGTTCCGTTCGCCGTGGCACCACTGACTGCAACGGGCCCATTGTTCTTAGGAACATCTACGGGAATGGTACTCTTTAATCCAGCAGCTTGTTCCGCACTTGTAGCGACAAAAGCCTGCTGACCAAATGACATCTTGACAGCTTGGTCCGTTAAATACTTGCTGTAATTCGATTGATCATCCGGAATATGAATTTCACGTTGGTTATGCTCAGATACCCATGCTAATTGCTTCTCATAGGATTCACCGCCCTTGTCAAAACGCCGATGACCGCTGGGCGCCCAACCGCGATTCCACATCAAATCGTTGTACCAGTTTGAATCGTTAAATAACGCCAATAGTTGATCATAACCATTAGCACGGTTTCCATGGCCTTTAACCGCGTAATACCGGAATGTTTGTCCGATAAATTGAAGTAACCCCTGAGCAGGGTCAACACCAGTATTGACATCAACATAGCCATGTTGAAATACTGTCGGATTACCGCCGGACTCGTGATTGATGGTATTGAGAATTTTCTTAATACCATCTTCAGGCATTGATACGTGCATAGCAGCGGCGGCTCGCTTGATATACGGAATCCACCGTGTTACACCAGCACCACCCGGATTACCAACACCCTCAATGGCTAGTTTCTTTAGCCAATTGGTTTGTTTCTTTTCCCATGATTTTGTATCTGGTCCGAAATGACTTTGTGATCCACCTGGAAACAGGTTCATATCAAAACTTGAATCTATTAGTTTTTCCCAGTTCTTAATGGGGTGCTCCATGAACTTCATAGCATCACCAAATAGATTCTTGATCCAATCAACGATGTTGCCACCGGAACCAGTCGCAAACATTGGCAACCCCATCATTTTAAGGACTGGTGCCGCTTTTTCAGTGTCCTCGCCTGAAAAGACTTGAGCCCCAACAGGCAAGTTAGTCACAGTAGGAACGGCTGGCGATAGTCCTAATGATCCATTGCCGTAATCAATCAATTCTGGCTTATAACCATCACCAACTATCGCGGTTTCAGGGCTGGTGATTTTGCCATTAGTACCGGTTTTATGCGGTATCCCTGTCGTTATGCTTAACTTGTTTTCAGTTGCTGTGTAAGAACTCTTGCCACCAACTGCTTTTGACAAGGCATTAACACTGGCGCCACCTTGATCAAGGTTATGAGCAACACCCTTTCCAACTCCGCCAGCAGACTTCAGGGGGTCGGCAGCTTTCTCGACTAGGCCTTGATTGAAGGATTCCATTGTATCGTTACCAGCACCAACAGCTTTTTGCCCCAAAGTCATAACATCTTTGATGGTTTGAGCAGTCCCCGTAACTGAATTAATGGGCACCTTTTTCTCACCGTTGATACCATCGTTATAACTATCCATGGTCTTACGGCCGCTTTCACCAATATCAATATTAGTCTTCCCCTTAACCATCGCTGCTAATACTTTCAAGTAGTTTTCAGTTGAAATTTTTTTATCAGCATAAGCCTTGTTAAGAGTATCCATGGTCCATGACCCTTCGCCAGTGATATTGATTTTGGCTCCACTCTTTACTGCCGACTTTAGCTTATTCAATGCAGATTTAGCACCAGGGATTCCCAAATCAATACCAGTTGCCAAAGTATCAATATCTTTTTGCCCAATCTTTTTCAAGTTATGATCAAAAATATTAGAAATTGCTTTACCATAGCGTGTCTTTAAATCACTCTTGGTAATGATACCTAAATCCAAACCTAATTTGAGCGTTTGGATATTGCTCTTGCCCAATTTAGATAAATCTTGCTTAAAAATAGCAACATATTGTTTGTCATAGCGGCTTTTCAATTGAGTATCAGTGATATCACCACTTTTGAGTCCTTCTTTTAAAGTTGCTATATCAGTTTTTCCGAGTTTTGATAGATCCTTAGGAAACAAACCGGTAATATTGTCTCCAAATTGTTGTTTCAAATCTGAAATAGTCACGGCACCATCGGTTAACCCTTGTTTCAGGGTATCTATTTCTTTTTCACTCAGTTTAGATAGGTCGTGTGGGAAAAGACCAGTAATTGTATTTCCAAAAACAGGAGCTAAATCTTTCAAAGATAAGATTCCCGTTGAAAGACCTGATCGAAGTTCTTCCTGTTCAGAATCGGTTAAATCACTGATATTCTTTTTGCCGTCATCTTTGAAGCCAGTTAGAATTGAATTGAAATACACTTGTGCTTCTTCATAACCCTGTTTGCTACCAGATTTGACATCAGTCCAAAATTGTTGTGCAGTTTTGTATCCATATTTACCAAGAGAAATGTTTGCAGCGCTATCAGAAAGGTCAAGTCCCCATTGCTTAGCAACATTGGCTGGGTTTCCCAAAGTGCCTTTATTCAAAGACTTAACATAATTATCATGCGTTTTTTCAGCACTTGCGGCCAATTTAGCACCTGCTTTTGTTGTCTCCGCCAGCATATTATCGGCATCCACCTTTGCTTGTGCAGCAGCAGTAGAGTCGGACATCCCCATTGCCTCATAGGCTTTTTCCTGAGATTTCTGAAACTTAGCGATATTTTTCTGAATCGTGCCATGCGCATTGACTTGGTCATCAATGTACTTCTGGTTATCCTTCTTATGGTCCGCAATCCATTTGGCTGCTGATTCTTCACTGTTACTGACATCGTCCCAATAAAGCTTTTCCTTTTTGCCATTTTCATCGGTAATCGTTTTCGTGTATTCATCATCAAGTGTTTGCTTGGTGCGCAAGCTTTCACGACCATTGTTGTTGTACGCATCGCCAGCTGCCTTTTCAGTTTTGATGTATTCCAGTGAAGCCTGAGTTTGTTGCTTGTTACGTTTAGCGTCTAGCATGGCAAGTGCTTGATCGTATTGGTCTTTGCTAATTTGGTCATTTTTTCTTAGTGATTTCAGCTCAGACAGACTCTTCTTATAACTACCACTTGCCTTGCCATAAGTCTTGGAATATGCCGAATCTGCTGACTTTGCGTCCGCCTTATACATGCCATCCGTGATAGTACCATGTTGTTGAACGTAGGCTTTATATAAAGCTTGCTGGTCTTTATAAGCCAGACCAAACGCGGAGACTTGCGAGTCAATGTAAGCTTCAGCCTCATTTAGCTTAGCCTTTTGAGTAGCAGATAGCTTCGAGAAGTCACCGTCAACTGACTTTAAAATGCTCTCCATCGTTTTTTTAGCTTTTTCAAGTTTACTAGTTTGCCCATCAGCCCGCTTATCAACACCCTTTTCGACTTGCGTTACCCAGCTATTGCCAGCACTTCCAAAGCTTCCAGATAAGTCGGATAGTGCGTCCATCCCAGCCTTTTTAGTCTTAGAAAACTGTTGTTCAACCAAATCAGCCATCTTACTGTATTTAGTAACCACATCGCTAGATAATTGTTTAGACTGCTTACCTACCGCGGTGTCCAATAGTGCCATATCATTCTTGGCTTTTTGATGTAGTTCGTTGAATGAGCCAATTGCTTTTTGCGAGTTTTGACTAATATTGGCACCATATTCGTCCATCGAAGCACGTTGGCGCTTCAACTGGTCACTATGCTCCTTGCCGGCTTTAATCGCAAAGTAAGTTGCTGTTCCCACAGCCGCTACACCTAACACGACCGGGGCGGCAGCTGCAGCCAATGCACCTAATCCGGATACTGTACCTAGTGCTGAACCACCTAATCCTAGCAAAGAAGCTGAACCTGCTTCAGCACCACCACTAAGACCAGCAATGACAGTACTGGCCGCACCGCCATCTTTAACTAAAGTGCCAAATAACGGTGATAGTTTAGCAGCACCAACCAATAGTTTCATAGATCCACTAGTTAGTAGCCCTACACCAGAGGTCAATTTCCCAAACATGCTAATCAATGGACCACCAGCTGCAACAGCTAAGCCTGTATTAAGAATTAGCTTCTGCGTTGCCGGATCTAAGTCGCTAAAACGGTCTAGCATATTCTTTAACTCACGAATAATGGGCGTGAGGGTTGGTAGGAATTTCTGCCCAAATTCAATTTCTAAAGCGTTCAAACTAGATTTAAATTGGGCCATAGTGAACTGGCTCGTGTTACGCATTGTTTTGTTGTATTTATCAACGGTTCCATTGCTGTGTTCGATCTCATTAGATAACGATTTGTACCGGTCAAGATTAGCGTCCATCAAGGTCATCCCAACCTTCATGTTTTCCTGACCAACAACGTTATACATAAATGACTGGCGCTGCTTATCATTCATCTTCTGGTAAGCACCCTGCATTTGTCCAAGAATATCAAAGACGTCTTTCATTTTGCCTTTGCTATCGAATACTTGAATATTGTATTTCTTTAAATCCTTAGCTGCTTGACCTGTCCCTGTTCCAACTCGTGTCATCAATGATGACAGCCCCGTACCAACAGAGCTAGCGTCAATACCAGCAGACTTTAAGCGCCCTGCAATTGCCATAAATTCATATGTTTTAACGCCCATGGCGTGCATTGCAGCACCAGCATTACCACTAATTTCTTTCAAATCGTCTAATGACATGGCTGACTTATGGGTGGCTTCAGTCATCTGATTCATCAAGCTATTACCATTCTTGATTACAGTACTGTTTGAACCCAAATTCTGGCCAAATTGTTCAAGCATAGAAGCGGTCAGTTTAATAGACTCCCCAGACTGATCGGAATTAGCAGTCATAGTCTTTAACAACTCTGGCATCATTCCCATGGCTTGTTTGACATTGTAACCATTAGAAACCAATTCAAACATACCATCATTGATTTCTTTGGTACCAACACCAAATTCTTTGGACCATTTTAATGTGTCTGAAGATAGATTCTTCATAATTGAGCTTGTTTGGCTAGCAGAGTATCCTTGTGCAACAACTTCCTTACGGATATCAGCTAATTGATATTGATAATTGGAAGCGGCTTTAGTTGCTACACCCAGTGCTGTGACAATAGGTACCGTAAAACCAATAGTGGCCTTACTTCCAAGAGAGCTAATCTTTTCACCAGCATTTTGTATCTTAGTACCCATTATCATGGCTTTGTCAGCTGCGGCAGCCATTTCAGGTGTTAATGCACCAACACTCTTTTGCAACTTGCCTGCTGACGAAACCAGAGCTTGCTGTTCACGTTCAAGGGCAGCATATTTACTTTTAGCTGCTACTAATTGAGCAGAATTATCACCTTCTGCTCGTGACAGACGACCAATTTCACCAGCTGTTGCTGTCATCTCTTGTCGGTTAGCTTGCAACTGCGCTTTATAAGAGTTCAACTTAGAAACTTGAGAAGACATGTGCAACCCTGCTTGTTCTTGAGCGGCTGATAGCTTACTATAGCTGGCTGCAGTTGTCTCTAACCCTTGATTCAACACTTTTAAATTGGCAGCTGCTTTCGGGCTAACATCCACGTCTTTAAATGTTCGTTTAAGAACTTCGGCTTGCGCAAGTGCCTCTTTAGCGATTAAGTCCACATTAATCTTGACACTACCAGCAATATCAGCCATCTACACACATCCTTTCTATATTTTTCCTTGCTCCCGTAGCTCTTTCATACGTAACGCCTTGTGTGGCATATCTAAGTTAGCTAACTCAATCGACAATTCGTCTGGTGTCAGTTTGCCATCACTATCGGTATGAGCTTGCTTTAATCCATAAATCAGCTTCATTTGCTTTAAATACGTTTGCATATCAGCATCCATATCATCGCTAACCTTGGTCAGTCGAAACCTGACAACTTTTTTAAATTGCGTATCTTCATTAAGACCATCCAACATAGTGGTAAACCGTTCCCAACTGAGACCATCTCGGTCTAAATCGATACCATATTGTTGTTGGAACCCAGCCTTGATTAACGATTCGTCTTCATCAAAATCAAAAGACCGCTTACCAGACTTGAGCACCTTGGCTCGAACCCGATCGCGGTCATTATTGATTTTTGTATTAAATATTTCAGATAGTAACTGGCCCTTATCCTCAAAACGTAGCTTGCTCGTATCGTCCAATACCAGCGCTTTTAAGCTGACTTCCACTCGTTCTTGTATAGTGAGGCCTTCATCCCGAATCGCTTTAAAATAGAGCAACACCATGCGAAATGAAAGGTCTAAACGATACCGATGTTTCCAAAATACGATGCTGTTAGTGTTTATATCGGTAAAACTCATTGTTCATTCTTCCGCAATTCTGTAATGGACTGTAAGTACTTGTCGCGATAATCGGAAATATCCGTATGTTGTTCTACGTTAACCATGATTTGAGCGACAACCTTAGCAAATACCACCATAGAATCATTGCAAGTATGATATAGTTCCTTGCCAGCATCCTTACCAAACATGCCATCAAGTAATTGATAAAAGCGTTCCTTAGCTTCAATCTTATATTTGTTCTGAATATCATCGTACATTCGTAAATAGCGTCGTTGTAGGACTTGTTTCTTATGATCTAACGCCGTCATTGGCTCGTTAATCATATCTTTTTCCAATTGAGCTTCTTTATCAGTTAATTCAACTGATCGATGATGTAACTCCTGCTGTAATTTCACCTCAGCCATTTTAATGTCATTATATTGATTTGTAAAAATAGCAAATGATTTATCAGCAAAACTTGCCGTGTAATTCTTATCACCAATTTCAAACATCATGCTGTCACTAGGAACCTCTAATTTAATTACATCACTCATGCTAGTACCTCCTAATATTTTTAGTGCTATGTATGACGGATTACTCCGCCACTTGCCTACATACTTGTTACCACTGCACCATCAGTTGTAGGCATTGCATTGATACTTGATGGTGCTACTATTTTGACGTGCCATCTGGTAAATTAGCTTTGACATGCAAGATAAGCGCATTTTGACATGGTGTATCTGCTAAAGCGGCTTTCATATCAGCAGCTTGTGTTTTTGCAATTAAACCTGGAGCAGCGTTATACGTCATAGTAGTTTTGAAACTACCATTATCATCAGCGGCGCCACCACCATCATCAATATCGGTAAAGGTTCCCATCCCTGTTTCAATCATGTTAGGGGTAAGTGATCCATCATCTTCCTGCAACCATTGTACTTTCCGGAACATTCGTTCACGTTGTGACCCAGTTTTTTGCTTCATACCAGCAATGTCATCTTGAGCCGGGTTACCAATAGAACGGTCACCAGAAATATCATACGATGACGTTACCCCAGTCACTGTCTGCCGTTCCTGACCACCACCATTATAATAAGCGGCAGATTTCTTCTTATCAGTATATTTAGGTGTGAAAGTTGTAATACCATCACCTAGGTACATCCAAGTAATAGTCTTGTCTGGCCCAGTCTTACCTACCCAATATTCATCTAAATAATTTTCTTGAATTGATCCTTGATAATTCTTATCGGTAGGATCATTTGTTGGCGTTGTAACATCAGCCATTATGCATTCCTCCTAAATTAAATAATTACTTGTACACTAAAAGCGCCTTGATAGACGCCATACTTTTGAGCATCTTGACCATCGTCATCTTGGACGGTAGCGATGAACTCATGTGACGTCGTCATCTTAGCGCTGACAAATTTAAAACTATTGTTGGTGCTTTTAATTAACGCCGGTGTTGCATTCTCCATAGTATTCATGATGGCATTAAGTGTGTTAATACAAACGAGATTATATGGATGCTTAGCCGTAATTGCAAATGCAAAACTGCGGCGACGTCGGCCGTTATAATACCGTATTGCTGGGCCTGCTGGTTGTAGTGTGTAACTAAGCGACATCCCCGGTGCATAATCGTTACCCAGCGTTAACGTATCAAACAGCTTAACGTTAGCACTAATATAATCAGCAACCCGAACATCCAAATCAAGGTCAACTTGACTCACTACGTCGCCCCCAATCCATGTGCCACGAGTGCTGCCCAATTGTGACCGTTAACCAAATAGGCTTTATCAACCCAACCTTTTTGCGCTAACGCATGCTTAGTGTGATTGTAATTCAAGGGTCGGTCCGTCACGACTTTGTGATAGCCACTTCGCTGGCCCATTGCATCTGGTGCTTTCACCATTACTTTACCACCGTACATATAGGCCGCATACGGCTCTGTCCAAACAATAGTAACGCCAGTACCGGTTTGAATCCTCGATACATGTTTGGCTAAATGACTACTTAAGAATGGTACATACTGATCAGAATCACGCACAATCACATCTGCTAGTCGGTTGGTCAACACATTAAGATTATTCAAACGTGTAACTAATGGTGACAAGTCTACTTTGTTAGTCATTGCAGCACCCCTTCCCAATGATGAACATGCGTACCGAAATCATAAATAGGATCAAGACTCTTCACGATTAATGATTGTTGGGTACTCTGTACCTGAATCTTGTCATTCAGGCTAGGTAACTTGTTTAGTGGCGCCGAGTTAGCCGAATCAATAATTAATGTATAAGCGCCAGTAACGACCTGTGTACTAGTATTATTACCAACAGATTGAACTGACACTGAAGTTGTGGGTTCAACTCGTACATGTCTAATCATGTAGTCATCAGATCCATTACTATCTGAGCTGGTAGTCCATGAATCCTGTTTGGCTTTATTAGCGTCGTAGGGCGTCACTTTGATGGCATCATCTAACAATTCGATGGGAATTGGATCAATAATATCATCCATTTAATGCACCCCACGATACAATAGGCCAGTTGGTCGTAAGTAGTTGATTGCCGCATTGGAGCGTTGTGCCGTACCACGTGGCAGCGTTGCGGGCGCTGACTTCTCATAACTAAATTTGCCTATCGTTACATGACTAATCCCTTTAGCCGATTGTTTAGCGTTAGCCAGTTCTTCAACCCCACCAGAATCAATAAACCATTCAATCTGAGCGCAGACAGCCTTCTTCACGTTAATTTGGTCAACATCAAGTGGCAAATCATCAAGACTATGCGAATCGAAATAATAATTCGCGTATTGATTGACCATCTCTTCGGCCCGCATTTCCAAACGTTCAAACTTAATATCAGCTGGTACCGTCTCACCAAAATAAACATTATTGTAAAAATCTTGATCTACTATCGGCATCTAATCACCTCTAACCAGCAGTTACACTGGCACCATCAGTGGTCGCTGTAGCTTTAACATCTTGTGGATCAGCGGGCTTAGCAGCAAGAACCGTAAATCCGGGAACATCTACCTTGTCACTCATTTGATTACCGTCCACATAGGCAACCTGATAGTCACCAGTAGCGACAACTGTGCCAGCTGCTAAGCCAGTAATTGCCACACTGGTTGCATCACCAGTTGCAATTGCCGTTTCGTTGCCCTTCTGATAAGCATTCAACACTTTAGCCATTCTACATTCCTCCTAAATTTAATTGCCTACTTTGCTGTGATCTTCGCACCGTCATTCGTAGGCACTGCTTTAACATTAGACGGTGACATTATTTTGACGGCGTATTAGATGCCGCAGCTTTACCTTTATTGGACTTTTTAACCGTTGCATCCTTAGTGCTGGTTACGTTTTGGTTAATAACAGTACCGCCTTCGACATCAAATGGATTAATGACTAACAACTTAGTGTCATCATAGATTGCAACACCATAATGTTCATCAGCATTAAACTTAGTGATCTTATGATCCATATCGCGACCCTTTTCAGAGAGAACATTCCGCTTCATGTAGGTACGCATTGCACCCGGCTTAACTGCCAAGGCGGAGCCTTCTTTGATTTTACGCGACCGCACAATTTGCCATCCGAGTAACTCACCAAATGTGCCATTAATCAAAATGTTGTCACCTAAATCAGTTGCTCGCGTCCAGTTCTCAGCAGCGGCCTTACGTAGTTTATTGACATCTTTAGGGTTCATAAACAATACGCCCGTGGTCGGTGAATCATCTTCTACCGCATATTCACTCGTATCATCATTAAATGCAGCTTCAATTGCATCGACCATATCCAATGACGTAACATCAACGCCAGTACTTAGCGTAAGTCGTGCTTTCATTGCAGTAGCCAAGATATCATTGTCAATCTTAGATGCAATTGCCATCGTAATTTGTCGCTGACCTTCGCCTACTGGATCTCCGTATCCGGATAGAGCGGCTTCGTCAGTAATCTTGACACCTTTACCTGCTTTTTTAATCGTGAACATGTCGGTATCTGTTGAAAGGCTGGCATAATCAATAGCACCACCTTCATCGACATCCGTCGCATCTCCGATATACTTGTATCGAGGTACAGTTACATCAGTACCTGGTCGACCTTCAAGTGTGGTGTCAACAGGTGCAATAGCACTAAACCGAATTGCCTTAGGTAATTTAGCACTAATCATCGCAGTCATAACTTGTGGATCAATCAGGTTATCTAATACAGTTGTTTCATCTGCCATGTGTTATTTCCTCCTAATTATTTGTTAGTTTTGTAACAGCTTGCTTGTATACATCCGGGTGCTCAAGTTTCAGTTTGGCAGCTTCACCGTAGCTAATCTTTGATAAATCTGGCACTGTAACGTTACCTTGACCACCACTAAGGTTCTGACCGGCAATGGCTGTTCCTTGTGCGGCTTCTGCACCCTTAAATGCTGGGTTACGCTCTAAAACCCCAGTTAACGCTTCATCGATTGTTTCCACACCATTAGCTTTACTTGCTAAGTCAGCCTTAGCGAGCGCCAGCGCATCACTCAAATGATCAGCATCAACTCCCTGTTTAAGAGCAGCTACTTGAGCTTCCGCATTGTCAGCGCGACTAGTTTCTTTTGCAAGTTTACTGGTAGCCTTGTCTAACTCACCGGATTTAGCCTCCAGTGCACTCTGATTAGCCGCCACATCTTTATTATGTTGTTCGACGACGCCTTTCAAGTCATCCTCGTTATCGAACCCCAATGACTTTAATAATTCGGTGCGCGCTTCTGTGGCTACCTGCTCAGTATCAATTGGTGCAGTAGTCTGGGCTGGGTCAGTTGCAGACGTTGTCGCTGGTGTCGCTGGATCATTTTCTGCCATCTTTATTGCTCCTCTCTAAATTTAGGTATAAAAAATAAGCCTTTTAACGCCATGCTAAGGGCACTACTGTTTTTCTCGATTGTATTGACGTACTAGTCCATGCTTTTTAACAAACTGACGAGTAACTGACTGACGACGTCTCACTAATTCTTGTGCAGCCGTAACATCACTTTGATCGCCAAGCTTTTTAGCTGCTATCAGTTTACGCTTAGCTTTTCGCACCCCACGTTCAAGGCGACGTTGAGTTTGTTCTAATTGATATCGGGTTGCGTTCTCATCATCTGGCTGCTGTGGCACTGGCATTGAACCGTGGCCTTCAATATATGGAATCGTATAATGTCGGCAATTAATGCCCCCAATGCCAGTAATCGTACCGTATCCCGTTGTTGATTCAAAATCTGGATACTTGTCCGTATCACCATCCAATGAGTAGACATGGTCTTGATACTGCAAGTGGCTTGGCCGACAACCAATATGTGAACTAACTTTAACTAACGAGCCATACTGACGATACCTAAGTAACTCTGTATCATTCGTAGCACTATTAATACTTGAGTTAACCACTGTCCGCACATAGACATCTGGTGACCATTTTCGACCAGCCTTATCAACGAGTGCGGGTACACCTTGTTCTGCCCATTGCTCACTAGCTTTAGCTATTGCTTTGATGGCAGTTGTACCGCTGTCGATTGACCACTTTGCATCACCAACAATTCCCCTAAACATCTGATACGCATTAGCGCTCATATTACGTCTAGCAAGGTTCAGATAATTATCTGTCTCTGTTAACTGGTCATCAACAACTTGCTTAAACTGTTGCGAATCCTTGATCGAATCCACTTGCTTTCCAGTAGCCTTTTTAAGCCACTTTTCAGCTTGTTTAACATTATCTTGGCTAATTGTACTAAGCTTCATGTGCAATTGCTTAGACGCATGCTGTGTAGGTGAGACAGTTATTTTAGCAGCATATTGCCTTACATCATCTGCATGATTAAGTAATTCGTTTATCCATTCATTGTCGGTATCATCATGTTTAGATGCTTCATTTCCTATTAGGTTGATAATGTAAGACCAGATCAAGTCTTCAACATTAGCATAGTTGTTAGCATCTTCATCAGAATAACCCGATAAATCCCATGGTTTAAGCATTATCCTCACCATCTTTACCATTACCACCGACAACATCTTCAATTGCACCTTCAGCATTTGCTGTTTCTGCATTGATTTGGTCAAGAACCTGTTGAGCCTCAACATCAGTAATTCCATTGGCGCGCTTGATTGCTTCTAGTTGTGTCATGACGGGGTGATTGCCATTAGCTTTCATGTAATAATCCAGATTATCATTTCGGTCTTTGGCAATCGAATCATCAAAGTTAACTGAAATATCAATATCTGTTTGACCTGAATATTGTACGCCTGGATCATTTTTAGCCAGCTCCACAATAATCTGGCACATATGTTCAATCGCTTCTCCAATCAACGTTTCATGGCTGTTTTTTGATTGATACGTATCACTATTCTCACTAATTACCGCCGTTGCTGTGATAACACCCTGTTTGCTGTCAAACGTAAACATATCTGCGCTGAAACCAATTTGTGAAGAGTAGAAATGCAACAAATCATTGATGCCAGCCACAATTGCTTCATTTCGCAGTCCTAATGTAATATCAGTCGGTTTCGCTGACTCACCATCACCGCCACTCATTGTCGTGTTGTATGCCATGTAGACATCTTCACTCCAATCAACATAATACCGTGTTTTACCGGTTTGTGGGTCAACTTCACGTTTCAATTGATTTGCTGGTGCGGCAATACGCCGTTTTCCTTTGACAAATTCTTGGAATAACAAGTCATAGGCTTCATCTAACTGGCGCAATGTGTCTATGGCGTTAGCGTAGATAGGAATACCCAATGGACTGTCAATGTGCAAGTTATTAGCTAAATTAGGCTTTAAATAGATAAACGTCGGCCGTGAATAAAGCTTTTTGGAATACCTAGTTGGCTGCGGTGACATGTTTTTGAATGCATCCGGCAAGTTACTCCAATCATCAATTTTCACACCCAAGTCATCATTGCTATTGGTCGTGCTCTTGTAGACTTCATTAGTCACGACATAGTCCGTATCTGTTTCTTCATGCCATTCCAATAACGTATAGTAATGACTGTCGCTCATGAATTTGGAGGCAATGACAGCTTCACTGACACCATTAGCATCTGACGTGATTGGATAGAATGCATCAGCGGTAGCAAATCGAATCTTAACTTTACCACGATCGGTATATAGACGAATCACAATGCCACCAGTTGCGAACATATATTCTAAGTAACGTTCAAAATTGTTATAAAAATGATTGTCCTTCAAGGTTTGCTGTACGAACTGATTCTCAACCGTTTGATAATCATCTGGCGATGAGGGATCATCAGGATTCTTCGCGTTCTTTGGGCTAACAGTAATGACAGCCTTTTGATTGAATACTAAACTTGCCATCTTCTTGGCGGCAACTTGTCCCATGTTTAATGACATCTTTTGGCGATCCAAGTCAGAATCATCGGGTAGCTTTTTATGAATTTTCAACCATTCTGGAGCTGATTGATAAATACTAAACCACTTAGCAATCAATCCGTACTGGTCATCATCCGCCATTATTTTTTTATGATCAGGCACACTTTGCAACTCAGCAGCTAATCCCATTTTAACTAACACCCCCTTTATCCAATCATGTATTCTGTTAAACAAGGCTAGTAACCTCCCTTGTATTTCTTCGTAAAGTAATTAGCAGCGTACCGGCACTCGTCCATTGCATGGTTATTAGCATCGACCGGTTTACCGGTTGTTTCATCACGTACATACATGCCTAATTCTTTAAGAAAGTTTAAGTGATCATAACTCATGTTAAGTAAGCCACTTTTAGGTGTTTCAACCAGTACAAACTGACCATCTGACATCAACGATTGAAGACGCTCAATGCCTACTTCGATACCTTTAGCACTACTTACATGGTCATGCCCATTATTATCGGCTTTGCCAGCTTGAATACCAATTTTAATTAATTCCTGTCGCAATGATAAAGCCGCCGGGTCAACGAACACATAACTATAATGCAACTGATATGTGTTAACACACCAATTAATAAATCGTTTCAATTCACTAGCATATGTGCTCATCGCTTTCGGTGCATGTTCAGCATCGTCGCTACCACTATGATAGTAGTTAGCCACACGGTTCAGAACAAACTTATGATGTCCATCTGCCTTACGAACGCTCGTAACAATGTTACAGCTCATTGTGGTGGCATCATTTTGTCCAGCATCACCGCTAAAGTACATTTCAACTGGCTTGCCGATCAACGTTAGATTAGTCATGCTTTCTTGTTCGAACATCTCATAGATGGCGCCTTGTGGCATTACGCGCAAACCTAACCAGTCACGTTTATAACGATATAGACTGGATCTCATTTCAGATTCAGCAGAAGCTAGCTTAGCCGGTGTCATAACTGGGTTATCTTTCATTGTCCAGTGTAGCCAGTTAGCATTGTATTCATCGAATAACTTAATAATCGGATCCTGCGGTGCCGGTGGATTTAAATCGGCCAAATGATAGCGCAAATCAGACTTTTGAGTTCGCCGAAATGATTCACGAATAAATTCTTCGTTTAGTAGATTGATTTCAGAATAAGCAACGGTACCGAGTGATAAGCCACGAATAGCATTGGCACTATTGGATTTACCACCGCCTTTAAAGTAAACTTTCTTTTTGCCATTAGGCAAATCGAGCTCTAAATGGTCACCACCTCGATCACGCCGCAAGTGTGAGTTCCCATCAAAGATGTAAGCTAACCCCATACCATCACCCTCGATAAACAGGTTATAAGCCATTTCCTGATTGTAAGCTGATACCAAATGTAATGGCTCTGGTGACTGCAAATAAGCTAGCGCTAACCGTGCGTCATCTGCCGCAGTCTTACCGGAACGAATCGATCCCTCGTTGACATCGAACACATGGTCAAAAGGCGACGCAATGAAGCGTGCTTGTTTCGGAGAATATCTAACTGTCTTCAACCACGTTCGCATCACTATCATCTCCTTTTTCATTGTCTTTCGCGATTGCTTCCTGAATACCAATAAGTAATGGATTTGTTTCGCCTTTTCCCTCAAGCTGGTCAGCCTGATACTCAGCAATGCGAGCTTCGGCGTTAGCCTTTCTAACTTGTGCATTCTGTAGCTCATTAGTACCATCAATAGAACCAAATCCAGCCATAGTTAAAATAGTTGTATTAGCCTGCAGTCTTACCATTTCTGATCTTGCGTTCAAGGAAAGATGATGTAACTGTTTGATGGCATCTGGCACATAATTATCTAGTGCAATATGCCGGTACTCTTGTTGGGCTTTGATAAAAATTTTGTTTTTTTTCCATTTAGCCAATGTCTGTCGTGAACGGTTTACAGTCTTTGCAATTTCTTCATCAGTAAGCTTGTCCTCAAACAGCATGATGATAGCTTTTTTTCGCCGTTCATCAAGGCTTTGAAAAGCACCATTTTGTAAACTTTTGTATACTGTCATTACATACCACCACACCTCCGTTAATTGGAATTAATTAGTCTAAATTTTGTAGCATCGATTCTCAAACTTTTTGTAGGCGTCTAGGTAGATCTCACCCTTATCACCGTTATAGGTAAGCTCGTAATACATGCCATCACTTAAGGTCGTGCTGAGTAACGCTTTACTATTCTGTAATGCTTTAACTTGCCAAACAATAAAGATATCATCGACAGTGATTTGTTTTCCATCGGTTACATCTAAATGTTCATTAGCGTAGTCCAGTACTAAGGCTTTGCATTTACTTGTAAATTCAACATCGTTCATTTTCTGTTACCTCCGTTTTTAAACCAGTCGAAATCGACGGGTTTAGAATTAATCTACTAATCTACCACTTCAAAAGCTCGTCCATAATTTTCTGATCATAATAAGCAGCCCGACGTTTATTTGCTTCATGTAGAGCATCATCGATAGCCTTTTCCATTCGCAGACACTCAGTTAGCTCATCACTCTTTGGGACACTTGCAGGTATTTCCATGCTGCACCTCCTTATTTTCCACAATAGAAATCGACTTGATCACTAAGTTCCTTCATTTTTCGATTGTATTCATCTAGTAAATATTGAGCTGAATTATTGTCGCTCCCAACCGCACTCATCGTATTACCCAGGCCACTTCTAATTTCATTTAGTGAGTAACCTTGCCGAACCAAATCAAAGCAGACTGTGCTGATGGCTTGCGTTGTTTCGAACTCTTCTTGACTCATATTGATAATCCTATTATTTTTCTAGTAAACAAATCCGAATTGCCAGTACCCATGCATAGGTTTCCATAGCTCTTGCTTGAATACCAATGAGTTGCCGTTGTTCATCAGGAATATCTAAGTTACTGGCAGCCGGCCAAGCTTTAGCAATCTTGTCCGTCAGTTCATCGTATTCAGTGTTTAACTTTTTCAACAATACTTTGTTCATAATAATTACCATCCTTTTTATTTTTCTCCAAACTAAAAGCGCCATGCTGTTTAGCACGACGCTTATTCTTGTACCATCTATCTAGCCGGGCATCAGCCTGAACCCATTCAGGCGGTTCATACCCGTACTTACTTCTTATCATTTTCGCCATGAGGCACCTCGTCATCGATCAGCTTAGCTAGCCGTCTCAACTCATCAAAGCTAATTGACATTGCTACACTGTCTCCACCAACATCATCGGTAGCCAATAAGAAACCACTTGATGGATTAATTGCCAGGCTTAGTTCCTCACCAAAACCATCTTGATAATTAAAGCTTTTTTGCATTGTGCTACCTCCTAATCGTATGTACTAAAAAAGCCTGACGACAGCCAGGCTTATGTATTGTTGTCTCATAAGATGGCGACCCTGTTTTGTTCAACAATACAATCTAATATCATACTATATTTAGTGTTATTTGAGTTGCAATACACACTATTTATCTTACTAAAAAGAACCCAACTAAATGTCAGGCTCCTACACACGGCTGTTATCAGAAAAACGATTATAGTTTTTGCAACCATGTTTGATTATGTTGCCACAGCGCGCCTGTTCCTGCAGACAATCTGGTGGCCAGTTTAATTGCGCCGATTATGCGCTTGGTAGGGATTTGCACCCTACATGGTATCTTGACTTCGGGGTTGCGAACCCTGTCTACGCCATTGAAATACCACTACGCCCGTTGCGTCTACCTATTCCACCACAAGCACATGTTACACAGTTTTAGCCCTCATGAGTCGCCATGCTGCATAACTATATCGCCGGCAGGACTCGAACCTGTATCCCATTGTGGCTTACCAATTAGCCCACAGCGATACTCGCATTTAACGGCCGATGTTAAATACGAAGACTAATGCCAGCGGCAGAGAGGAGCGCATCACCCCTTATAAATCCGCCGGCTACACAGACAGCTGGATTTGAACCAACATAGACGGTTTTGGAGACCGCCATCTTGCCAATTAGATCATATCTGCTTAATAGACGGGCCATCATATCAACTTAATCAAGGAGGCAACACAAACTGTACATCTGTGCCCGCCTAACGTAGCCTGCTGGACTTGAACCAGCGACAACCTGATTAACAGTCAGGTGCTCTACCAACTGAGCTAAGGCCACAATAATAATCAATTAGAGCTATCAGAAAAACGTTTATTTGTCGCCCTAACCAATTATCGATAATACTAATTTACCACCAATTTATTGCTATGAAGTCCGGCTTGAGTTCGGAAAAAGTTCGGTTAAAGTCCGGTTTGAGTTCGGTTTTGGTAAATATTCAGGTCTTCTAGGTAATAGCTCTGTGCGAACTGCAGCATTGCCAATGGCTTCCAGCGGTCAAAATACTGCGTCTTGCTGTAGCCAATATCCATGTAGCACATCGTGTCGCTGTAGCCTTGCAAATATAGCCGATCTAATATCTCCTGGCACTCATGATCACAGCGAGCCATGGCCTGAATAGTCTGTCGGACAATCTGCTCTGCATACAGGCGGCGTGTAATCCGATCCTCGGCCGAGTTACCAGACGGGGCCGACTTAGGCATGCCATCCATGCTAGGCGATTTTAAATCAGCGACCGAATGGCCGGACGCCCGAACTGCTTGCGGTAACTTCTTATCCAGGAACCGCCGCACCTGTTTAATTGTTTTCTCCTGGTCAATTGGTGGAAAAATTTCATCTGAAATAACTTGCTGTTCGCCCATCATGCGCCCCTCCGCTTTCGTATGCTATAATTAATTTTGTATGAATCAATCGTAGCGGCGTCAGTGATGGCGGCGCTTTTTATTATATTTATTTCTGAACATGTTCAACAACGGTACTAATAAATGGAAGCTCATTAGTTGCTGAATCCTCCACCCCAAAGTCTTCTAGATTAACCACGTCATTTTCACGCCATGGATAGCGAATCCCGTAGCCACCATGTGTATCCCTCTCAACTAAATGTAGTGTAGTTACGCTTGCAATTGGCGCTGTATTACAAAATTCTAGCAGAGAATCAGAATAAATTTTATTTCCAACATGATCCTTAAATCCGGTGTAATTATTCATAATTTTCAATCTCCTATCAAAATTAGAAATTTCATTCAAATACTAATAAAGCATTGCCATAGGCCAAAGAATGATGCCAGTGTCTTCAAACGACTCCAACTTTTCCTCAATGCTTAACTCGCCACCCTCGCCATCGTCAGCATTTTGTAACTTCTTCCACGCTTCTGCTGATGTCAGTTCTTTACAACCGACGTCCGGATCAGCATCACGATCTGAAATTTCACGATAGTAAATCTTAATCGCTTCTTCTTTGCTACTAGCGGAGATCAATGCATAATACTCTGCCCCATTTCTAGGGTTGAACCAAAAGTATCGGTTCGCGATTTCTATCGTCATTTTCAATTTCCTCCTGTATAAAATAAAAGCTTTATTCAACGAAGTTTTCGATTCCTAAAACAACATACCCCGGTCGCTGCTTAAAATCGGTCATATACGTTACTTGATAAACCATCATATTGCCCGTATACACACCAAACTGTGGTACGAATTCACGCAAGATTAGCAAGTCATCGACCTGATAGTCACGGTCATTTTTTCGAATTTCAAATCTTTTATGTCCATGTGCTACATCGTTGAAATAATTTGCATACAGCTTTAAAACATGAGCTTTCATTTTTCCTCCTCCTGTTTACGTTTTCCGATAAAAGGTGTAAAACTGAATACTTTCCCTAGAAATACTTTAAAATCAGCCTTTCAGTAGCTCCGCGTTCTCGTGCACGTTGCCAATAACTTCATCGTCATAGCTAAAAGTATGCGGTTTACTATCATTGATATTATTAGCATAAAAACCGCTAATAATATCCTCACGATCAATCGCTAAAATTCCTTCCTCTACAATTTGAATCAGTCCAGCTTTTGTTTTCAGAATGTCGCCTTCATAGATGTCCTTGCCGTTCACGTCTTTCAGACCGGTAAACTGTCCTACTGTCTTAGGGCCTATCGGAACCCACCAAGACGGCCAAAATCTGTCTTCGTCGGCTTGTAATGTGTCACCAACAATTAATGCGCCATCACCATACTTGATATAATTCCCGTAAACAAACGTTCCATCAAAGTCAACTCCATCAATGTCGCTGGTGTCTTCCAGTGGAATACCTCTAAACTTAATCATCGTCCGCCTCCCGTGTTAAGTCCCGGCCAAGTACAATGACATTTTTAATATTAATTTCAATAACTTTCTTCAAGTAATACTTATCCCGCCAAACCATCGGGAAGGTTAACTTGTCAGACATTGCAATCAATCCAAACAAGTCAAACAGCATTGGATAACAATCTGAATCCTTAAACTTAATCATCGGTACCATCTCCTACATAAAATAGCGTTCAAATAGCTCATTAGGTATTAAGAATTGCTCACTATCACGATCTTCGATAATTCGATCATTAAGTGAAACTGGCTGTCGTCTACACTGATTCTCCTTCCCATAATTTGCTATGAATTCAAATCCCCATATATTAGTCCAAATCAACCCATGATATTGAAAGATTGCTTTCCAAGTGTTTCTTGGTCTATCTAGTTTTTTATCAAGCTTATCAGCAGTCTTAAACGCCTTCTGTACTTCATTACCCAATTCACTTGTAATCTTAATTACGTTAAATTCTGTTGGTTTAGCAACACATTTATCTAGTTTAATCATCGTCGCCATCTCCAATCATCTGTTAGAACTCGATAGTTCCAGCGCTATCACAACCCATGCTGCAACACCGATAAAAGTAACCCCATGCCAAAATCCGTCTAAGAAGTTCCCAATGATCGTGACTAAAATAAATAAGGCTATCATGCCAAGCCCAATTCTATTTTTAATATTCATTTTTGATCCTCCTCGAACTAAATTTCCATGCCTAATCCAAACGCCATTATTACAATGAAAGCAATAACCCAACCGTTAGGATTAGATCCCACATGAGGCAAAATTAGCACAGATGCTATCCAGGCTGCAGCAGTTATTAAATAGCCAATCTTATTTTTAATACTCATTCTTTATTCCCCCTTATCGTTCGGATCGATATCATACCAGCCCTTAGCGCACATCAATTTCCACTTGTAGTCGTCTGACTTGATCAAATGATTAAGTTGTTCGCATTTTTTGAACGCCGCACTATACTGCACATAAATTTTGGGATCATCTTTCATGATTTCACCCTGAAACATCAGCACTACCTTATAAGCAACTACTGCCTCATGGCCTAACGTCATTGATAACTTACTCATTTGCCAGCCTCCTAAACCATATCAACCGGTGGCAGCGGAATACTACTGTGCTGTGGCCGCCAAATATGCAAGCAATGCTCATCAAAATTAACGTAATCGCTTTGTGCTGGGTGTAGCTGCATTGCAACCTCTTCTGGCTCAAAGAAGATATCTTTAATGTTTGCCATAACATTCCAACTTGGCGTACGATTCTTTGAGCTAACTGAAACATGGTCCCAATCGCCACCATAACTAGCAATAATCGAATAGTCTTGATTTTCATATCTGTACATAAAGGCTGCTCCATCCGCACCCAGTTGAATCATTCTAATAAACACTGATTGCCGTTCAATCTCGTTCATTTGTCGCATATTTAGCACCCTCCGTAACTTCCTCTATCTCTACTCTCGGGTTTTGTTTGTCGATTGCAAATTCGTCCTGAAATCCCGTAATATGCTTTCGATTGTCGTTGCCTAAAAGACCAGCTTTCATAAAGCCGTCAAGCACAAACTTTTTAGCAAACGCAATATTGTCTGCATCTTTCCGGTTGTTCTTCGTGTACCACGTAAATTTAAGCTTGCAAGGCCAGCTGAATTCGACTCCAGAATTCCGACTAGCCCGCGCATATACACTACATAAGGCCGTGTACCGCTTCTTTAGGTTAGCTGCCGCATACCGATTGGCCCGTTCAGCCTTGATGTACTCATTTAAGCTAGGTAGTTCGCCCTTAATCACGACTTTGCTCATGCTCGCGGCACCCGGCTAATGTAGTAGCCACAGACAAGCCCATTTGATTGACTCGCCTGCTTGATTGAGTCAGCTGGGGCCTCAAGCTTGTCACCTAAGATATATATCGTTTGACCCGTAATAACGTCGTCCGGGTCGTTATACTTATCAGCCCGCCAGTATTGGTTGCGCAAGCGAAGGCTGTATTTATGCACAAGATGACTTACCTGCTGGTTAGTAAACCCCGTCTTTATGGCTAAGCTTCTAATTGTGTGGCAGTCATCATGGTAAGCGCGGCGAATGGCTCTGATTTGCTCGCGTTCCTCAGTCTGTGGATCGGGTCGCATACTGGCTAGGTAGGTCGCATCATCCCATGGCTTAGTTCCAGGCTTCACAAGTCTAACTGGAAACGGCCATTCACCAGATTTGTAGTTATGTTGCGCGAGCTTAAACATTTCCGGTTCTGGCCCCATTGCTAGTGGGTGATCGATATCGGGTAGATCAGCGTTAATTACTAGCACCTGTGTTTCAGTCATGCGCTCACCTCCGTTTGCAATCCTTGTCTAGCTTGCTCTAGATCAATAAAATACTCGGCTGGCTTACCCCAACATTGGGTCAAATCAAAATTTAAGCCATCCCGCTGATATTCAATAATTAAAACTTCGAGTGCAAATAGCTTGTACTCATGAGCGCACACCTCATCTTGTGCACTACCACCGGCCTTTAAATGCCGCTTCATACGCTGCTTAGTCCAATGCAGTGCCGATGATTCATAGGCATGATTAGCGGCTAACTTGACTAATTGATTACCCCAATTCATTTAGCTTCCTCCTGACTGTTCACGAGCGCTAGGAAATCCTCATCACTCATATCGTCCTGCTGGTTATCGCTTGAATTTGGCTTAGAATCCGTCTGAGAAGCGCCGTTTTGCGCCCACTTTGGAATGATCTCTTTACGTCCGGCCCCAGACTTACCCTTTGGCTTAGGTGGTGTCATGTCGTAATTGCTTAACCAACCGCCGTTATCCAACCAGTTCGCTAACTGCTGAACGTACTGTCCCTGTATCCCCTTAACTTCCAAGTACCGCTTATAATTGCCGATACCCTGAATAATTTGGTCTTTCGTAGCTTTACCAGCGGGGGTGGCACCAGTCACGGTAGCCCGATAATAAGCATTCCATGCGTCACCAAACTTTTCTTGACGTGGGTAAACAGCCCAGACATCTGTTAAAAATTCTTGACGGCGAAGATCGCGCGGATCTTTATTCTTTTTTTTAGTATCGGTAGAGTCAGGTACAGTACTAGTAAGTTCTTTGGAGCTACCAGTTGGGCTACTATCTGGGGTGCCAGTTGAGCTACTACTTGGGTTACTAGTTGAGCTACTATTATCGTTTCTAGTGGCCCAACTAGTACTGTAAAGCCTGATAATTTGGTACTGAGGCTTTTGCTTATTTCTTTTGCCGGGGACATATTTGATTAATCCAAGTTGTACAAGTTCGTTCCTAGCCACTTTAAGCCCGGAATCAGACATACCAGTAAGATCGAGCAAGGCAGAATTCTTTAGAGTAAATACGTTATCTAATTGGTACTCATCGTTCGCGTAGTCCAATAGCTCGCGATACAGATTATTTTGACCAATTGAGATATCTATTTGGTCTCGTTTCAGCTTTCTGTAAGCTCGTCTTTGCTTGAAATAATCCAAATCTACACCTCCTGTCCTTACTAATGGGCCTTTCACCCGTTCGGTGTATTCAGTCACTGCTGTATTTACCTTTCAAGCCAATTCGTTTTAATGTTTCTTTATCTAGTTTTATGCCATCTACTGGGACGTGGTATTTTGCACTAAATGCCACTGAGCCAATTTGCTCAATCTCACTGTGATGGATTCGGCACAATGCCATAACATGCCGTTTTGTGTGATCAACGTGTGCTCTATTCAAACCGGCTCCGATAACGTCTACATGATGGATATCAGCACGATTACCGCAGATCATGCAAACTCGATGACGACAACACTGGAACAAGTAATACTCTTGCTCACGCGGCAATAGTTTATAGCCTTCCTTGAACGGTACGTGCCACTCAAACATGAAGTCGATAACTAGGTCTAGCAACTGGTTAGCATCGCTCACAGACGATTCTGTGGTGTCTGACAGGCTAATCTGCTTGCCAAACGTGTATGACTCATACTGCAAATAAAATAAGTTTTTCAAAAAATCTGTTGGCATACCTGACCATGTATAGATGTCACTAAGCAACGCGAAGAACAAGCGTCGTTGTTGTGGCCTAGCTTTACGTGTGTCAGCCATTTCCCAGTCCATATAAAATTGGCTGTTGGAGCCACTAACGGTCTCTATATGGTCTAAATTAGGCTTCTCATCTAACCGTGCAACTAAATAGTATTGCCCATCCTGCTCAATTAGCTGTGCTCGCGACTGCTGCATCTAGTCACCCCAATGTTTGGAAGCTTTGTTTAACAACCAGTTTAAATTAGAAGGGTGATCCGTCTGGAATTGGGGGAAAGCCACCGCCATGATAACTATTAGCTGATTGACTACTATATCTTGGGGCTTGCGCATTACCAGCATTACTACTTGCTGGAGTGTTAAATCCATTACCTTGTTGATTGTTAGTCGTAGTGCCAAAACCACCACTTGTGCTTTTACGATTACCAAAGCCACTATTTCCTGTATTACCACTGCCTACTGGCCGCTTAACGCCATTCGGTTTGCTACCGTCTTGCATAAACGGTTTATGACTTTTAACACTTAAATAAGTTTTACCATTTTGACCAGTTTCCCAATCGACCGTGACAGCTAGTTTATTGCCAACAGCTTGCGAGACAAATTGCTTAATCGAATCAAATGAAGTCCCATTAGCTGCGCCTAGGGCAACCGCAATCGTGTTAAACCGTTTAATCGAAAGGTTACCTTTCTCCTCTGTACTGGTATCCCACACTTCATTGTCAAATCGAATTCGGCCACCCTTATATTTTCCATCGAGCACTTCATAATCAAATACTGCCATTGGGTTCCCGGCTTGTTGAGTTGTCGTGTATTGAGAACTGGGAGCAACCACCACATTGTATGTTCCGGCCTCCTCCACTGCTTGTCCGAGAATATTATTTGTATCTACTGTAAATAGTGCCATTTTTATTTCTCTCCTTTTTCTGACTGAATTAGCTCATTAGCTTTAATCAATTTGCGATCATCTAATCGGTTTTTAGCGTGATTCCCTTTTTCTGGATCCAAGTCAATCATTCGTTCACCCGCCGCCAAGTAAATACGGCCTACAAGGTCGAACATCGAAGTAAATGCGTTAAACGTTTTTTCATTCATATCAGCTTGAAAACGACCCTCGCCACTAATTCCTGATGATCCGTTATCAAGTTGATGAGCAGTAGCATAAATCGTTTTGCCACTTTCTTTTAGAATGGTTCCCAAATCACGAAACCATAATTGTAATTTCTGGTAATTCTGGCGATTGTCCTTAGCTGCATTGTCGATATTCTCAAGTACCAAGTTTTGTAGCGCCGTTACATTGTCCAAAACGATCACTTGATATTTAGTATTTTGAATAGCACGAATAATGCACTCTTCCACCATTGCTTGAATATTCGGAGCATCATTATGTTCAAAGATCACTACGTCTACATCCTTATCGCCAATCAAAACATTGCTAGACATATCAAAGCTAAAAACGAATTTATGACCTTTTAGTTGCTTTAGCAGGCTAGTTTTACCAGTACCGCCATCCCCGTAGATAAAGTACATGTTGGGTATCTCTGGAATATTCCCATCCTCATAAAACTTCATGGTTTATCATCCTTTTGCTTTAACACTGATTTTTGGCTTCTTTAGTGCGCCAGAGTATCCTGGCAGAGCCTGAAGGTTTGAGTCCATGATCTTCCCATCAGGGGTTACATAGAGCTCTCCACTTGCTAATCGATTCTTGATTTTCGTTTCGTTTACACTCCGGGTCGTCTTGATTAATGTATCGTCAAAGCGTTCAAAGACTGCTGTAAGCTCTTTGGGTGTCGCGTCCTTATCTCGTTCAAGGTTCCAGTTACGAGACGTACTAGGGTTAACGGTGCCCATTTTGAAGCGAAAGAACTCAGTATCAACTTGTTCTTGATCACCCATTGCCATTCGCTGTAATTCTTGTAGTTGGTCAATTTGATCATCTACCGTCTTGATGGCCTTTCGATACTTATCAACTTCCATTTGTGGTTTTAGCATGGCCTTTTTAAAAGCCTTCTTATCTCGGGTAGCCTGCTCAAGCTTGGCTTCCATTTCATCGAGCGTCATGCCCGCAGTTTCTTCTTTAATCATTCTCATCGTCCTCCTCATCAGCAATGACGCCACTTTCAATCAGCTCTTCCTCAGTAGGTTCATCATCGCGCCAGCCTTCCGCAGCTTCTTCTTGGTCAATTAACCAGCTATCGTAGCCGTTCATTTCGCCACCTCCGTGTCAAACGTTGTCTTAGTGACTGTTTCGGAGTACAATAGAACTCGAAAATGAAATTGTTAAGCGTCTTAGTTGCACGGGTACTACCAATACTCGAGCAGCTTTTTTCGTACTCAAATTTAGGCTTTAGCGATACTTTGCGTACTTCCAATTCGTTCGACCTCCTTAAATGTGCCAAAAACATTATTCAATTCTTCAATTGTGATTTGCTTGTAAAGCACATTTCAAATCCGGAATGTAAATTTCATTGTCTTCATCTCCTTAAACACCAAATAAGTTACTAATTTCATGTCGTTTGTACCAAAGGACAGTCGATATCCAGCCTACTATTGCTCCTTCAATCATTGCTATTTCCTCCTTACGCTCGTATTTGGTTGTCAGACATCCAACTCTCTAAAGCTTTTTGTGAAAATGAATCTTTTGTCCCCTTCTTGAAATGTGGAAATCCGGGCTGATAGTAATAAAAATCTTTTAATGTATCTACACTGCATCCAAGCATACTAGCAGCTTGCTGTTGGTTTAATCCCTGATCCGGTGTGTAATACTTCTTCACCAGCACTTCCAGTTGTGGCATGATTCTATCGGCTACCGCAACAGCTACAGCATTAATAAACTCAGCGTCATCATTTTGCATTGAGATCATCATCTCTATCACTCCTTCCTATGTTTAACGACTCCATCTTTAAACCATTTCTTCATTCGCTGTTTAAGCTGATCTTGCATAGACAAATCAAAGCCACGACATACATATGCAATCAAGTTCAATAAGTAAAGCACTGCATCGAAACACTCAGCGACTAGCTTCTTAGGATCATCAAAATCATTTGGCTTCAAATCCTCTTTAGGTATCGTTAGTTCATCAAGTGAATCCTGAATAGCCGCTAGCGCTTGGCTTAATTCCGGCATCGTTTTAACAGCCATTGCTAATGGCTCCTTCATAATTCGGTCGCCATCAATCACTGGTGTCGTAACACCGACAAATCGATGAGCAAGTTCAATTGCAAAGAATTGATTTTGATTAGGCAATGCTGCTAGAAATGCTGGTACCGATTCTATTCGAATGCGGGCCTGATCATGCCTTTGTTTGTAAATTAACGTTACCGAGTAGCCTACCTTGCCGCTCAGTTCAATAGGCGCTACGCTGTTATGATTCATTACATCAGTCAACGTCCTACCTGCAAATACTGAGCTAGACTGTGTTGACATTCCATCACCACCTTTCAGTTTTATGGGTTTAACCTGAATCAAAAACGCCGGATAATATAATTAAGAATTAATCATTTCATAGAACTCGTTTCGGTCCCCATCGTGAATCATAGCTATCAGCTCTTGAAGCTCATCTTCCGACATCCAGAATGTCTTAGCATTGATCAAATTAGGTGAGACCGCCGGGAGCAGTTCGATGATTGAATCGACAAGTTCACGTTTGCGATTTTTAATTGCTTGCATGTTGTTTCCTCCGTTCTTTGAAAAGTTAATAGTTTTATTCGCTCCTTATGCGATAATTAAGGATTAGGAGGTGAATAATTATGGATGAGCTCACTAATGATGCAAAATATTTTCTCGCAGTTACTTATAAGCAATATTTGAATAATATCGATAATGGATCTTCTAAGCATGATGCTCGGGAATTAGGCGACGCACCCGATTTCAAACAACTTTTTCCTGAATGGGAAATTCAAGATATTTCTGATACTGCTAATGAGCTTAAAAACATTGGTTACGTGAAATCAGATCAATATTGGTGCCCGTACCCTAGTAATGTTGAACTAACTTCTAAAGCGATTGTATATTGTAAACAACGTTTTAAACGAGATGTTAAATCGATTATGAAAACGATTATCGATTTAAAATCATTACTGTTCTAGCCTAAAACGATCCAGTCAGTTGCTAAAATATCTTTCATCTGAGGACGCCATTCTCGTAAAATGGTGCCTTCTCTTTTAAAAGGAACTCTAATAAATCCTGCAGACGTATTAGTTGGCAGAAGTATTCTGGATCTGGTTCCCCAAGATTTTCGTGCAATGCCACGTCCCTGACTAGTAGCAGATAATATAGCTTTTTGAATTTTCATTCGTTTACTCGCCTCCTTTTAAAACTGATTAATCTTGGTAATTACTTCCGGATTAACTTGTATTTTCAATACAACATCATTTTTTTCTTGGAGAGTTGCTATTTGTGGTAGCAACTCTTTTACTTGCTCAATGTTTTGCATCTCCGCTTCAACTTTCAAAACGGGCTTATCTCGTTTCATTTTGCCGCCCCCTTTGGTTTATTGTGTGGACTCGCCAAGCGTTTGCTAGCATCCTGATGAACAATCGGATGTAAATTATTCCTGAGTTTCAATCATTTCATTGTCTAAATGCAACACTTGGCTAAAAATAAAAAGTTTTTGAAAATCTCTTTCCTTTAAGCCCAATGCCTTTAACATATTTGCAATTGTTTCACCACCAACGCCTTTCGGGCTTTCTTCATCAATTGCACGATAAATCGTCGACGGAGCCACATTCATTTTTTGAGCTAGATCATGAATTGACATATTTTTTTTATCAAGAAACGTTAACAATGCACCTTTATTGACTAATACTCTTAATTTTTGTTTCAATATTTTTCACCTCCGTTGCCTTTTGACAATATTATAATAGCTCTTCTATTGCCTAAATGCAATAGAAATATTGCAAAAAAACAATTATTTGTTGATTTAGTTGCAAAAAGGCAATAATCTATACTTAAAGGTGGTGTTTCGCATGGGCTTTGGCACTAAACTTAAAGAACTTAGACAAAGCAAAAATCTAGGTGTCAATCAGCTGGCACTTCGATCAGGCGTTAGTGCTTCTCAAATTTCAAGATTTGAAAATGGCAAAAAAACTAACCCCAAGCCGATTACCCTTCAAAAAATCGCGAGAGGTTTAAGCGTACCAGATTCAGAATTATTTAAAATTGCTGGCATTGATTTCTCCCAAAATGTCGATCCTAATAAACCTATTGAAGTTGATTTAAAAGAGCAAATTGAAGACAAAAATAAAATAATGACTTATCAAGGACGTCCGATTCCTGAGGAAGATCTAAAATATATTAAACGACTTCTTGATGGTGGCAAGGATGATGACGATTAGTGAACGATAAATTTGAATTTTTCATTGAAAAACTTTTACAATATGCTTTTGATAATAATATTGGATACACGCTAGTTAAAAAGCTTGACCCGTATACCCCTTCATTTGTAGCTGCCGATCAGCGCCGCATGTTCATTAATATGAGCTGGCATAATCACGATGAGATTCCCTTTTCAATTGCTCATGAAATTGGTCATATTGTTAACGGCGATACTGGTGAACTTTATTACTCACCTGGATCCTTTAAATCAAAATTTGAACGTGGTGCTAACCTAAAAGCATTAGAGATTCTATTGCCAATTTATGTAGACGCTAACCAGGGAATGATTCCACACAACTACCAAACGGTTATGGAACAGTTGCAAATACCACAAATTCTTGACAACGATGTCCGTGTTCAGCTTTTTAGACTAGATATTTATTAATCTATAATTTGAAGTCTCAAAAAAGACCTAGGCTTAGATTTAATCGTATGAATGGGATTTCATTGGATAATAAGGATACTTGGAGGCGTTTCAATTGAAAAAGGGACTAATTTTAGGAATTACATTGTTATCACTTGGCTTAGCAAGTTGTGCCAACACAAGTACAAGTAGTTCTAGCCAAAACAGTAGCAAAACAGCAGCTAAACAGCTTACAAACAAACAAATAACAGCAATTTATAACACTACTATGAATGCTGAGGCTGATGTTTGGAGTAAGTTGACAGATTCAATTAAAAATAATGATAACGAAATGTCAGATGCAGTTAACAGTGCAGATACGGTGCTAACTAAAAATGAAGCTACTTTAAAACAGCATAAGAGTGAAGACGGTGTCTCTGACATGTCAAAATTAGTGCAATATTCACATACATTAATTGATGACTACATGGGACAACTTAAGCTTGATAAAAAAGGAAATAGCTTAATTTCAAAAGAAGCATTATTGAGTCAAAAAATAAGAAAGCAGTTTAATATTTCTGCTCCAACAAAACTAGATACCGCAATTAAGAGTGCAACAAAAGCAATAAATGCAATGCCAGGCGTTTCTGGCAAAACAATTCGAACTACCAATTATACAATCACAATTACTTCGACAGAAACCACACCACATTTTGAGGGTGGAACTGACTTGATTGTCTACTATACATTCAAAAATACTTCTAAGAATAAAAATATTGAGCCAACTGAATCACTTATTGAGGGTGCTCATTTTACTCAAGAAAGTAAAACGTCAATCAATGACTTGGACCTCGGTAATCCTTCAAAGGACTCTGATGAATGGAGCTCGCTTGAAAAAGCCGCGTCACAAAAAGTTAAACCAGGTGCCGAAGTAAAGTGTATGGGGAGCTATGAATTGGACAATAATGAATATCCTGTCAAAATCCAAGCTACTGATCCAGATAACAATGATGCCAAACTGGGTACAATAACTTTAGATCTGCCAAATAACTAACACTGCTCGGTCGCTACCGAATGGAATACGGATAATCTGAACGCTAAGTACAATCAGTGACCAGATAGGATGTCATAAAAAGCTAAGGGTTAGAATTTAATGATCATAGGGAATTTATTTGGAGGAATATAAAATGAAAAAGAAATTGATTTTTAGTGCCATCATGTTAGCGGCTTTAACGCTAGGTGCTTGCAGTAATACTAAATCATCGCAACAAAACAGTGAGTCCACTTCAAATAGCGTTGCTGCCAAGAAGAAAGCCTCTGCTAAATTGGCATCTAAGAAAAAAGCCAGTTCAGAGAGCAAAGCTAACTCTGAAAGCAAAAAGAAAGTTGCTGAATCAAGCAGTAAAGCTGCCTCTATTAGCGTGGCTGAAGCAAGTTCAACTAGTGTAGCACAAGCCAATTCAGCCTCACAAAGGGCATCCAGCTCATCAGTAGCTGCTAGTTCATCTGTTGATCAAGAATCCTCGACGAATGAAAATAGCTCATCAATTTCAATGGATGAACATACACTAACAGGATTTTTAAATAAATACGGAGTATCACCTGCTTTATATAAGATGCAACATGACGGAATGTCGGAATTACAAGCATTGCAAGCAACACCAGACAATATGAAAACTTCTGGCGAAAAGCAAACACAGTTTAACTTGGAACACGGACGTTAAATAGTATTTATTATTAATAAGTTCACGCGAGCGTAGTTCAACGGTAGAATAGTTTCTCATCTATTTTCTTCAAAATACAACTATGTTAGGTTCAACTCCTGCCGCTCGCATTTAAAACTTAATTGGACCTTTAGCTCAGTTGGTTAGAGCAGACGGCTCATAACCGTCCGGTCGTTGGTTCGATTCCAACAAGGTCCATTCACGCGAGTGTAGTTTAGTGGTAAAACGACCCTTCCAAGCTGTAGTCGCGGGTTCGATTCCCGTCACTCGCTTTATAAAATGATTTATCTACGATTTATCTACGATTTATCTACGATTTGTTTATTATATTGTACACTTATGCTTCTAAAATGCTTGTATCATAGCAATTCTATCTCATATTCACTATCCGATTTATCTACGATTTAATTCATATATGGAGGAAACTCAACATGAAAAAGTTACCAATAGAAAATTCTCACTTGGAATATAAGCAGGCCAGTAGCTCTGTACCAAAAGATTGTTGGGAAACCGTTAGTGCTTTTGCTAATACCGATGGTGGAGTAATAATACTTGGAATTACTGAGACTAAAAAAAATAGTGAGTTTATTGTTTCTGGTGTTAAAAACGGTAATCAGTTAAAAATCGATTTTTTAAACTTACAGAATGATAACACGTTCATCTCTCGACCTGTCGTTTCCGATAAGGATATTGAAATTGCACAGTTAGAAGGCAAAGAAATAGTAAAGATTCACGTTCCAAAAGCTTATTATAAGGACCGTCCAATTTATTTAAAGGGTAATATAAAAAAGACATTCATTAGAGATCACGAGTCCGACAGAACAGCTAACAGTGAGCGATTACGCTATTTTATAAGAGAGTCAGATGCTGTTACAGATTCGGAAGCACTTCCTAACTTTGATATGGATGATATCGATATTGCAAGTCTACAGAGCTATCAAGTACTACTCTCACAAATTAATGATGATTCCAGCCTACTGACAAATAACTTTGAACAGTTTTTAAATTCAATTGGGCTCTTAAAAAGGGACCGTACTAGTTCAAATAAATCTTGGAATCTAACTAAGGCCGCACTTCTACTTTTTGGGAAGAATACCTCTATTAAAGAAATCTTTCCATATTTCTTCTTAGACTTTGTTATAAAGCATAATTCCTCCGACACTGACTACTTAGATCGCATTTATACTTCAAACGAGTCTGGACACCCACAGAATATTTATAGTTTTTTTGATCAAACATTTCAAAAAATTAGAAGTCAAATTAACAATACTTTTGAGCTGAATGGTATTCAAAGAAAAGATAGTGGCGATTCTTTACTAATAGCAATACGTGAAGGACTTGTTAATACCCTAGTACATTCAGATTATGCCTTTGAAAGTCAAATTAAGATTTCACTCTTTAATGATTATATTGAATTCTATAATCCCGGCGAAATGCGCATAAGTTATGAACGTTTTGTTTTAGGTGGAACATCAGAAGCAAGAAATCCAAATATTTTCTCAGTGTTTTTACGTGCAAAGCTTGGAGAACACACTGGAAGCGGTGGGCACAGAATATACCAGACTGCTGACAAATTAAAACTGCGTACTCCTGAAATAAAGAGCAACGCAGACAGTACTCAATTAATAATTTGGACAATTCCCTTAATGGAAAGTGTAATAAAAACTATACCGAACGAATGGAAGGATACCTACATTCGGCTGTCAACGAAGTTAGTTGCTTCATATTCCGATGTAAAAGATCTTTATAAGAGTTCATATGAAGGTCACAAAATTCTTAATGCAATGGTAGATGCCAAATTATTAACCAAACAGGGTAAAAACAAGGGCACGGTGTATCTGCTTGCACAGGATGCACCCGCAATTCGACAATCATTAAATAAATATATTAGGCAGGTTCAAACTGAATTTCTTAATCAAACTAAACGCCATTAAGAAGTATACCCCATGAACGGGGTATATATTTTCAGTTTAAAAGAACGTACGTTTGTAATTTGCGGAGGACTAATAATGAAAAATAATAAATTACCAGAATGGAACCCGGCTAAAATGGCTGAACCAACAGACTTTATGACCTATGAAGAATTCGTACAAAGACTCAAAAAGGATCTTGGCATCACTGACAAAAATTGGTGGGTATATGACTTTCAAACTCCACATAATGAATCAGAATATCAAAACGAGTTGGAACTACTACAAAAGATTATGCACAAGTAGTATCTGAAAAAAATAGCTACTTAAATTCGCTAAATTGACAGCTACGAATAACAAAGAAAGGATTGATTCGATGCCACGCCAATGGAAACCTTTAAAACGTCACCCTGGAATTTACGAATATGAAACAAAACGAGGGAAAAAATATGGGATTCGCCGCTCTTATACCGATATTAATCATAAATACCGCACTTGGAGCAAATCTGGTTTTATAACTTGGCGAGATGCTGATATTGAATTAAAAAAATTCGAAGTAACGCTTGGAACTGGGCAAATCACTGCATCAATTTCAGACACAATTACACTTCAAGCTTACTTTGATAAAGTTCTAAAGCGAAATATCGACCTGAAACTTTGGCGACCAGCTACCATTACTCAGAAAAAAAACTACTGGAACAATCAATTAAAGCCTGTTTTCGGTAATCAGAAAATCAATGAAATCACTAGGCAAAGTTATCAAAATTTTATCGATCAAATGATCAAAGATGGTTATGCCAAGAACACTATTATTACAACCAATTCTGTAATGCAAATATTGATGAATGATGCTGCCCGGAATGATGTGATTGTGAAAAACAAGTTGAGTGGTATCTCAATTGATGGTGGTAAATCACCGTCATCAAAAACAATCACTGAAAAACAGTATAACCAACTCATGGCCGTAGCACCTAGTGTCTTGTCAAAGTACCAATACTGCATGTTAGCCCTGCTAACGCTTGGGGAACGACGTGAAGAGCTTATGGGACTGCAATTCAGTTCTTTTAAGTTCTCACAATGGAATGACGAAGAAGTTTGCGCAATACAATTTAAGAAGGGGCGTACTAATGCAGAACCAGAAGGCGGCGACTTAAAGAATAACTCAAGCTACCGCACAATATATGTACGTGGCGAAATGCTCAATATTTGTCATTACGCCATCACCTATAGCCAAAATATTTACTCAAAGACCCATAGAAACATTAATGATGAAAGTTTTTTATTTGTAAATGAAAAGACAGGTATGCCAATGGGAGTACAGCAAGCAAATAAGGTTTTGAATAAAGTGGGTGAAGCAGCTGGAATTCATATTACCCCTCACATATTCCGGCATTATTTTGCTACCATGGCACTCACCAACGGACAAGTTGCAACTGATGTCATGCACTGGTTAGGCCACTCGTCTTTACAAATGACGCAAAGCTATACGCGTGAAAATGTCCGTGGTGCGCTTAATGTCTTTAATGGCATGGCTCCTACTCTACTAGGAGATTCAGATGATGAACACCAAAGTTTGTGA